CATTAATAGCTACATACAACTACTACCTTCAAATGATACGTGATGTCACCGGACTTAACGAAGCTAGAGATGGTAGTATGCCAGATAAGAACGCTTTGGTTGGAGTTCAAAAGTTAGCTGCTGCTAATAGTAATACAGCTACTAGACATATAATGCAGTCTATGCTTTACTTAACAGCTGAAGCGGCTGAGTGTTTATCACTTAGAATATCTGATATTATAGAGTACTCACCTACTAAAGAAGCTTTTATAAGAGCTATAGGATCTCATAATGTAGCTACGTTAGAAGAGTTAAAAGAGTTACACTTATATGACTTTGGTATATTTATAGAATTAATGCCTGATGACGAGGAAAAAGCTATGCTAGAGAATAACATACAAGTAGCTTTAAGTCAAGGGTTAATAGATTTAGACGATGCTATAGATGTTAGAGAAATAAGGAGTGTTAAGCTAGCTAACCAATTACTAAAGGTTAAGAAGAAGAAAAAGCAAGAGCGAGATCAAATGATACAACAGCAGAACATACAAGCTCAAGCTCAAGCAAATGCTCAAGCACAACAAGTAGCTGCTCAAGCTGAAGTTCAGAAGAATCAAGCTAAAGCTCAGACAGATGCACAGCTAGAACAAGCTAAGGCTCAATTTAAAATACAATACTTACAACAAGAAGCTGAAGTTAAAAAAGAGTTAATGCAGTTAGAGTTTGATTTAAACTCTCAGTTACAAAATAGTGAGAGACAATCACGGGAAAAAATTGCCGATATGAAAAACAAGGGGCAAGAGATTAAAAAGTTTGAATCATCAGGTAATGATATAGTAACAGGTGGAGCGGGGTTAGATAACCTTTAATCTACTAATTTTTAATATTTTATAAAATTTTATTATGGCAGAAGAAACTAAAGATACAGTTGAACAAACTGTAGATCAACCAGTCGAAAATACTATCGACGAATCAAAGTTTGAAAGCGCTGGAGATGACAGCGTTATTAAAGTAGACTTAAGTAAACCAATAGTAACCGAAAAAACTAATGAAACTACAGAAACAGAAACTGACACAGCAAGAGTGGTGGGAGGCGATGAAAACGCCGGAGCCACAGAAGAACAAGAAGAAGTACAACCGCAAGCAGAAGTACAAGAAGCAGACGCACCAGTATTAGAAGAGATAACTGAAGAAGAGGTTAAACAAGAAGTTGAACAAGTTGAAGAGGTTGTTGAAGAAGCTATAGCAGAAGCGGAAGCTACAGGTAAACCATTACCAGAGAATATCCAGAAGTTAGTAGACTTCATGGATGAAACAGGTGGTAGTCTTGAAGATTATGTTAGATTAAATACTGACATTAGCAAACTAGATACTTCAGATGTTTTAGATGAGTATTATAAACAGACTAAACCACATTTGTCTGCTGAAGAGCGTAACTTTCTTTTAGAAGAAACATTTAGTTACGACGAGGAAGTAGATGATCCTAAAGATATAAAAAGAAAAAAGATAGCTTTAAAAGAAGAAGCTGCTAAAGCCCGTAAGTACTTAGAGAAACAAAAAGCTACTTACTATGAAGAAATAAAAGCTGGTAGTAATTTAACACCAGAACAACAAAAGGCAGTAGACTTTTTTAACAGATATAATAAAGATACTGAAGCTCAAAATAAAGCTACAGAAAAAAGTACAAAAGCATTCAGACAGAGAACAGATGCTGTTTTCAACAAAGAGTTCAAAGGTTTTGATTTTAATGTTGGAGATAAAAAGTATAGGTACAATGTCAAGAATATCGATGAGGTTAAGACAACTCAAAGCGACTTAAATAATTTTGTCAATAAGTTTATTGGTGAAGATAACACTATTAAAGACGCTGCAGGTTATCATAAATCTCTGTTCACAGCAATGAATCCTGATGCTATTGCTAAACACTTTTACGAACAAGGTAAAGCTGATGCTATTAAGCAAAGCGTTGCTAAAGCTAAAAACGTTAACACTGAGGCGAGGTCGTCTCATGGAGAAGTTAACGCTGGTGGTTTAAAGTTTAGAGTTTTAGGTGATGATTCAAATTCATTGAAATTTAAAATTAAAAATAAACGCTAATTTAAAAATTTAAAATTATGGCAATTACAGGTGGTGCGTTGTTAAATAAAGTTCCTTCTGCTCAGCAGCAAACTTTAGCTAGCAACTACATTGACTTCGCGGGCGGTTCAACCGGTTGGGAGCAACAATATTTACCAGACCTAATGGAGAAAGAAGCAGAAGTGTTCGGTCAAAGAACTATTTCAGGTTTCTTATCTCAAGTAGGTGCTGAAGAGGCGATGACGTCTGATCAAGTTGTGTGGTCTGAACAAGGTAGATTACACTTATCTTATGTTGGTACAGTAGCAACAGCTGGTGATACTAACGGTACATTTACTGTAGTAACTGATATTGATGGTTCTGCAGATGGTGAAAACGGTTTTGCTGTAGCAAATCACGGTGTTCGTGTTAACGATGTTGTGCTTATAGCTACTGCTGGTATCGTTACTAAATGTTTAGTAGTTGAAACTCCAGCTACTGCAGTTATATCTGTTGAGCCTTACGATAAAGCTGATCTAACTGGTCACGCTACAACTGCTAGTGGATCTGTTTTATTAGTAGTAGGTTCTGAGTATGGTAAAGGACAATCTTACAGTGATATTACTGGTGCTGCTGCTGCAGACAAAAGAACTGCTCTTACCCCTACTTTCAAATCTTACAGCAACAAACCAATCATCATGAAAGATTACTACGAAGTATCTGGATCTGATGCTTCTCAAATTGGTTGGGTTGAAGTTACAGGTGAAGAAGGTCAAAACGGTTACTTATGGTACCTAAAAGCTGAAGGTGATACTCGTGCTAGATTTACAGATTACTTAGAGATGTCTATGCTTGAAGCTGAGAAAACAGCAGCTGCATCTATCATTGGTTTTGCTAATGGTGAGATTCGTGGGTCTGCTGATGCTGGTGCTAACGGCGCTGGTTCTGAAGGTTTATTCGCTGCTATTGAGTCTAGAGGTAACGTTACTTCTGGTGTTACTGGTGTTAACGCTGCTACTGATTTAGCTGAGTTTGACGCTATCTTAGCAGAGTTTGACAAGCAAGGCGCTATTGAAGAAAACATGTTATTCTTAAATAGATCTACGTCTTTAGCTATCGATGATATGCTAGCTTCAATGAACTCTTACGGTGCTGGTGGTACTTCTTACGGAGTATTTGACAATGACGAAGATATGGCTTTAAACTTAGGTTTCTCTGGTTTCAGAAGAGGTTCTTACGACTTCTACAAGTCTGACTTTAGATACTTAAACGATAAAGCTACTCGTGGAGAAATAAACAGAATCGCTGGTTCTGCAGCAATTCGTGGTGTTATTATCCCTGCTGGTACTTCTACAGTTTATGACCAAAGTCTTGGTAAAAACTTGAAGCGTCCTTTCTTACATGTTAGATATAGAGCTTCAGCTACTGATGACCGAAGAATGAAAACTTGGGTTACTGGTTCTGTTGGTGCTGCTACATCTGCGCTTGACGCAATGCAGATTCACTACTTATCTGAAAGATGTTTAGTTACTCAAGGTGCTAACAACTTTATGTTAATGAAGTAGTATTTATATTTAGATCGAGGCTTCGGCCTCGGTCTTATTTTTTTAATTTTTATTATATTATATTATGGCTAAAAAGCAAACAAAAAAAGTTGAGGCTAAAGTAGAACCTCAAGTAGAGGCTCAAGTAGAGCAAGTAGTTATGGAGCAAGCTCCAGCTCAAGAAGTAGTTAAAACTAAAAGTATTAGAGTAGAAAAAACAAATAAAGTTTTAACTGACGGATGGGAACTTAAAGATAGAATTTACAGATTAAAAGGAAATAAAAAACCTCTTTCTAGGTCTATAAGATCAGCGAATATACATTGGTTTGACGAAGAAAAAGGTTATGAAAGAGAGTTGAAGTATACTTCTAATCAAAGAACTCCTTTTGTAGACGAGATGATAGGTGATCAAAGACTAGAGCATATTGTTTTTAGAAACGGAATGTTGATAGTTGAAAAACAAAAAGTTGTATTACAAAAACTATTATCTCTTTATCATCCAGATTTAGATAAATTGTTTTACGAAGAGAAGCCAGTAGCTAAAGCTGCTAATGAGATTGAATGGTTAGAAATGGAGATCGAAGCTCTTAACGCTGCTAAAAACATAGATATTGATTTAGCTGAAGCTGTTATGAGAGTAGAGGTTGGATCTAAAGTATCTGATATGAGTTCTAAAGAACTTAGAAGAGACTTATTATTATACGCTAAAAGAAATCCTGAATTGTTTTTAGAGTTAGTTAATGACGACAATGTACAACTAAGGAACTTTGGAATAAAAGCAACTGAACTAAACATTATAAAGTTATCATCAGATCAAAGACACTTTATGTGGGGATCTAACGATAGAAAACTTATGACAGTTCCGTTTGACGAACACCCGTACTCTGCACTTGCACAGTGGTTTAAAACTGATGAAGGTATGGAAGTATATACTAATATTGAGAAGCGGTTATCATAACTGCTTCTTATAATACTAAATAATCACAAACCATAATCCTTAATCCTTAAACTCGAATTCACAAACAATTATTTATTAATCATTAAACATTTAAAAAATGAAAGAAGTTTATTTGTACTTTCGTACACAAGCAACCTTAGCAGACGATGATGATTCAGCTCAATCAGCTATGTTTCCATTATCTAGATTAACAGGTATGCATCCAACAGCTGATGATACATTAGCTCTACATTTCTTACCTCAAATTAGAAACAACGGTGATGGTCAAGCTAATGACTTTACTAATAACGATAAAGTTGTAGTATCGCTAAGTGCAGTTAATACTCACAAAGCTGTTATCTCTGAATTATGTAGATTGTTCGCTGGTGCTGCTAACGGTGGTATTCATGCAGACGGTTTCATAGACGTTGCTGATGACTTAAATTCTACTTACGCTGTTTCTGGAGTTAGTGGTCTTAGTACTATTTCAATTGGTGCTGCGTTCTCTTAACAACTAAGTAACTTAATATTAATAGCCATCCTTTCGGGTGGCTATTTTTTTTAAGGTAATAAAATACTCTAATATGTAATATTCTATTTATAGCAAAGTAAATAATAAAACAAAATAAAATGGGACAAAACTCAACAGAAGTAGCTTACGGCTTTGGTCAGTTCGGATCTACTTTTTTAAAAGGTGATGGAGCTAAGCTTTTACTTACAGCATCAACAGCGAAGTATTATGTATGTGCTATCACTATGATAACAGATGTTGCCTTTCAATCTTTAGAATCTCTTGATGGAGGTGTTAATATGGGTATGGGTGATACTGCTTTTGTAGGTACTGACGTGCTAGCTATTGATAGTCATTGGAACGCTGCTGCTGCAGATACTACTAATGAAACTAACGAAGATGCTGATCCAATAACAACTGCGGATGTTTTTCCAAAAGGCGTTACTATATATGGTATGTGGGATAATGTAGAGTTACACTCTGGATCTGTAGTAGTTTATGTAGCACCAAGACCAGATTATAGAAATAGAGCGTAATGTTAGGGTTGTCAAGCGTTTCTTCACAAGTTAGTTATCTACCTTTTAGTTCCAGTAGGTCTATATTGCTAGATGGTTCTAATGAGTATATAGCTGTTAACAGTGAGTTTAATTCTACGTTTAATGACTCTTTTAGTATTAGCATATGGGTTAAAGCTACTGACGGTAATCCAGCTGAGCTTGACTATATATATGGTTCAAAAAATACTTCTGAAGAAGACGAAATATTTTTAAGAGTAAGTACGTCTGGTTTACTTGCGTTTGTTTTTAAAGGAGATGGTAACAGCGCTGTGTTTGAAACTGACGCCGCTGTTTTTACAGACGGTGCTAATGACTGGAAGCACATTGTTTGTACAGTTTCAAAAGGTGGTAGTGGTAATAGTGTTATTGTTATATACGTAAACGGTAGTGCTGTAAGTGCTACTGAGGATGCAGGTGGTATTCCCGTAGCAAATCATGGTGCTTTTGCTTCAGACGCTACATTTGCAATAGGAGCTTTAAACGCTGCTGCTACTGGTAGAGAAAAATACTTCAATGGAGCAGTAGACGAATTTGGTTTGTGGAGCACAGCATTATCAGCTAATGCCGTATCTGCTCTGTATAACAACGGTAAACCAACTGAACTGTCATCATCTCAAGGAGATTACACAGCTCAAGAAGATCTTGTTGCTTGGTATAGAATGGGTGACGGACATTTAGATAATGCAGGAAGTAATACTTCGGGTGGTAGTAGAGCAGTAATAGTAAACCAAGTGGGAGCAAGTATAGGGGCAAATCTAGCTACTGGAAACAATAACAATTTTGCTACTGGAGTTGGTAATTGGATCGCACTCGGAAGCGGAGTTTCCGTTGGTGCTAGCGGTGGAATACTTACTGTTACGTTAAGCGGTAGTGGAGGAGCAACTGCTAATGAAGGCGCTGAATTAGATTTATCTAACGCTGTAGTTGAAGCAGGTAAAATATATAGAATGTCAGCAGATATTTGGTTAGGAACAGCTACACCTAATGATTTTAGAATGGCTTGTGGAGGTGCAAGTATACCAGTAAGTCTAACAACAACTAGAACAAATTTTGTAGTTTATTTTGAAACTGCTAACACTAATGACGTTACATTTTTTGATGATGATGTTGATGGAGGTAGTGGTACTTTTTTTATAGCTGATTTTAGATTACAAAAAATATCACCTGATAACTCTGCTATAGCAATAAATACAGAAGCTGCTGACTTTAGAATTGATACACCTTAATATGAAAAAATACGTAATACTAGATAAAGATGAAGTATCATCAATAAAGTTTAGTGATGTTTTAGAACATAATGAAGAAACATTAAGATATAAACTTGATGGTAGTCAAACGTTTGTAAAGTTTGTAGGTGAAACACCTTCTTGGTTAGAAGGTAAAACTATTTATAATAATGAAGAGTTTATTTCATTATTAAATAATAGTGATAACGGTTGGATATAATGGAAATATTTAAGAACGATAACAATTGGAACGAGAAAGCTGTAGTAGGCTTTATAGCTTTTGCAGTTATGTGTTTGATAATGGTTGCTGACTTAGTAACTGGTTGGGTTGGTCAAGATTTAATAATAAACGAATACGTATACAACTCATTTGTTTGGGTTGTACTTGGTTGCTTCGGTATATCAGGCGTAGAGAAGTTTGCAAATAAATAGTTATGGCTTTTAAAATGACATCACCTTTTAAAAAGAAAGGTAAGAAAGACGCTTGTTACCATAAGGTAAAATCAAGAGTTAAGGTTTGGCCTTCAGCTTACGCTTCAGGTCAACTAGTACAGTGTAGAAAACGTGGCGCTGCTAACTGGGGTGTCGGTAAAAAGAAGTAATATGCCTTTTAAACTTAGAAGTAAAAAGATAGATAATATAGTTAAAGAGCTTAAGAAAGCTAGCAATACACACGCAGCTCAAGCTAAAAAGCTAGAAAAGATAAATAAGTCACCTATAGCTAAAAGGATGGGTGAGTTTAAAGAGTCTGATGCTCCAGATGCTAAAGGTAAGTTTAGAGATCTGTCCGCGCCTAAGCTAGCTAGCTGGATGATTAAATCTCGCAAAGGTGATCTATCTAAAATTATTAGTAGCTTAAATCAACAAGTAGTATTTAGAAGAAACAAGGATCCTAAGTACGCGGCTAAAATGCGTAGAACTATGGATATAGTTAGAAAAAGATTAGGTAAAAAATGAAAGCTTACAGAGGTGTTTTAAAAGCTAGAATATCTAAGCTATACGGTGGTGATGTTACAGTAGATAAAGCTAGGAAGTTAAAAGCTAGAAAAGATGCTACACCTAGAGATAAGCAATTAGCTAATTGGTTTATAAACATGCAGACAAACAGACCATCACCCGCTAAAAAACGTAAAGATCCTTTAGTTGGCACAGGTAAAAAACCTAAAGGTAGTGGTAGAAGATTATACACAGATGAAAATCCTAAAGACACTGTATCTATAAAGTTTGCTACAGTATCTGATGCTAGAAAAACAATAGCTAAAGTAAAAAACATAAATAAGCCATACGCTAGAAAAATACAGATACTTACAGTATTAGAACAGAGAGCTAGAGTAATGGGGAAGATGGAACAAGCTAGATTAGCTAAGCAAGCTAAGAAACAATTAAAAAAACAACATGAGTTACGTTCAAAAAAATAATCCTATAAAAAAGATTAAAGGTGGCGGTACAAAGAAAGTTTGTTTACCTGCTGCTAAGGTTCGTAGTATGAGTAAAAGCGAGAGAGATAAGGTTGTTAGAGCTAAACGTAAAACTGCAGCTAGCGGTGGTTATAGAAGATCAAGTAAATCAAACGTTAAAGGTGCTAGAAGAAAAGGTGCTACACTCAGAGACTGGTTTAAAAAAGAAAATTGGGTTCAAGTAGGTAATCCAAGTAAAAAATGTGGTGAAGACTAATGGCGTATAAACAAGTAAATAATCCGTATAAAGTTACTAGCTGTGGTAGACGTAGAACGTTTATGCAAGGTAATGACTTACCTAAAGATAGAACTGAAGGTCATCCGTTTAAAAAGCTAAGAAAAACTACTAGAGGTAAAGGTAGACATTTTCTTCACGCTGACGAAGGAGCTGGTATGACTGAAGCTGGTAGAAGAGCTTACAGAAAAGAAAATCCTGGTAGTACTTTATCCGCACCAGTTACAGGTAAGGTTAAAGCAGGTAGTAAAGCAGCAAAACGCAGAAAAAGTTTTTGCGCTAGATCAAGAAGCTGGAAAAGCGAAAGAGGTTTAGCTGCAAGACGTAGATGGAAATGTTAAATATAAATAATAAAATGAATAGAATAGTTTATCTTCTACTGTTTTTTAGTACAGTCTCTTTAGCTCAAGACAGTATACTTTATGATTGTGTAGGTAATGATGTTACTGAAATAATAGATTGGGTTGGTGATGGTTTTTGCGACGATGGATCTTATTCTTGGGATGGTAACGATGTTTATTTTAACTGCGAAGAGTTCAACTTTGATGAAGGTGATTGTGTACCTCAAGAACAAATTCCTGGCTGCATAGATGTGAACGCTTTAAACTATGTACCTGAAGCTACACTAGATGATGGAAGTTGTATATATCCTTTCTTTAACGATTTTGTCTGGGGATGTACAGATCCTGAAGCTATAAACTTTAATCCTTGGGCTGAAATAGATTTTAACTGCTTAACTAATGTTTGTAATGATGATCAATCATTAATAACAATTGAAGTTACTTTAGATCAATACCCTAGTGAAACAGGTTGGATATTAACTGACGTATCTAACGGTCAACCTATAAAAGCTGTTAGCGCTAATAGCTATAACTACAATCAAGCTTACAGCACTATATCTTACAACGTGTGTATACCTGAGACTGGTGTTGAGTTTATATTAAGCGATACATATGGAGATGGTATGGAAAGTAGTAACTGGGGTAGTGAAGATGGTGATGTTGTTATACTTGGTGATGATTTACCTTGTGGAGATTTAGATACTTTATGGTCATTAGATAGTGCCAACTTTGGTAGCGCTGCTTACTCAGGTGTTATCTACTTAGATGTTTGTGAAGACCCTATGGTATTTGGTTGTACAGATCCTAACTACGTAGAATATAATCCTGAAGCTAATGTTGATAATGAAACTTGTGTTAACCTACATAAGTTAGGATGTATTGATACGTCAGCTTTCAACTTTGACACTCTAGCTACAATAGAAGAAATAATACCAACTTGTGATTATACTTTAATAATAGAAGATGATGCAGGTGACGGATGGGGTGGATGCTACTTAGGTATAGCACAGGAAGATTCTGTTATAGGTGAATACTATATGGAACCAGGTTTCTTTTCTAAAGAATACACTATACAGTTAGATACAGATAAACCAGTTAGTGTTTATTATTTTGAAATATCATTTGGTCAACAACCAATAGAAGAGTTACAGTTCTCTTCAATGCAAAACTCTTTTAGATTAATAAACTCTGATGGAGTATTATTGACTCAAGGTGGTGTACACCCGTTTGCTAACAACGGTGCTGGTGCACTACAACCTCACAAAGGTCCTTTCTGGAACAAGTACACAGCAACTCCTTACTGTGGAAACTATTGTATACCTAAAGTCTACGGGTGTACAGATTCACTAGCATATAATTTTGATTCACTAGCGAATACAAATGTTGGTTGTATAGAAGCTATTATTGGTTGTACTAATGAACTAGCTTTTAACTACGACTCTCTAGCTAATGTAGATGATGGTCAATGTACGGCTATTGTTTATGGATGTATGGAGAACGATGCTTGGAATTACAACTACTTAGCAAACATCGAGGATAGTTCTTGTCTTTACTTTGGTTGTACAGATACTATAGCATTAAACTATGATTCAACTGCTAATGTAAATAATAGTTCTTGTGTATATCCTGTTTATGGTTGTACAAACCCGATAGCTTTTAACTACGATGTAGAAGCTAATGTTAATGATGGTTCATGTGTACCAGTTATACTTGGTTGTATGGACGTAACAATGTTTAATTACAATGAAGAAGCAAACACAGCAATTGATAATTGTATTCCTTTTGTATTTGGCTGCACAGATATTACCGCTTATAATTTTGACCCTCTGGCCAACACTGATAACGAGTCTTGCATCCCAATAATACCTGGTTGTACTGATCCTATAGCTTTTAATTACAACGAAGAGGCTAATCAAGAAGACTTCTCTTGTGTTGACGTTGTTCTAGGATGTACTGATTCATTAGCTTTTAATTATGATCCATTAGCTAATACAAATAACGATGCATGTATAAATGTAGCTGAAGGTTGTATGGATCAACTAGCTCATAACTACGATGAGTTTGCTAACACAGAAAATGGTAGTTGTTTGTATGATGCTGGTTGTATTGACGGGCCTGGTAATCCTTACTGGTTAAATGATACATGTTATGCTTGGGTTATTATGGTGGATTCATACTGTTGTAATACTGAGTGGGATGATAAATGCCAAGAGTTATATTGGAAGTGTGGTGGTGATAGTGAGTTAGATGTTAGAGATTTAATGAGAACAGCTGACATAGCTATTTACCCAGTACCTATGGGTGATGAAGTTAATATATTAACTAAAGGTAAAGTCACTATTAGAATTTACGATATTCAAGGTAAGCTTATTAAGCATGTAAGACAGAAGCAAACTATAAAAGGTTTAAATACTTTAAATGTAAAATATATACCATCAGGTTTATATAACATTAGTGTAACTTATGATAACAAAACAATAACAAAGCAGGTAGTTAAGAGATGATGAATAATATTAAAAACTGGTTACTACAAAGTTTAATAAGCATAGGTCTTGTTATATTATTTTCTTTTGTATTAATATCAATTACTAAATCTTGTAATGCTCAAGGTTTAAATAAGATATTAAAGTACTCTACATTTTACGCTGCAGTTAACGGTGGTACGTCTTTATCTGATGATCAAGTATGGTCTGTAACTTCAGGTACATTAGAAGAAGATGTTATTGAAACTCCTTTTGATTATACATTATCTATAGGTATTAGAAAGATTAAAAGATTTGGTTATGAAAACAGAGCCAATACATTTTATAATGGTACTGAGAACTCTTATTCTGATGCAGCAACAGTAGGTAGAGTTGATGGGTTTGAATATCTATTTGAATATGATTTAGTAAGAAGATTAGGTATTAACTACACAAACCAAAATCACTTTGTAAGATATGTTGCAGATAAATGGGTTGCTAAGATAGCTTATGTGGAAGATGGTTTTGCTGATATAAAGTATTTTGAGGCATCTCAGAGATACAGAAAACAAATTAATGAGGGTAAACTATCTTTTAATATTGGAGCTGCACAGAGACTGTCTGAGCCATATGGATTTGATCCTCTTGCTGATTGGATATTAGATAATGGAACATTACATTATACATACCTAGCTCTACAAGAAGGTTATGATATTGACATGCAAGGTAATTACTTTAGTCCAGATGGTACTTTAGTAGCTAACAATCAAGAAGTTTGGGAAGAGGTTGTTATACCTGAAGTTATCGATAACTATGTTGATAAACAAAGAAATGCTTTAGATAATATTGTTGAATATTCTGTAATATTAGGATTTGACTATTATCATTTTACAAAAGACTTTTGGTTTCACAGCTGGGGTAATTTAATGCCTTATCACTTAAAGTCTGATGATCAATACTCTTACTATAAATATAAAGGTGGACAGTGGGTTGATTACTCAACCGGTCTTATCTTTGGTTATAGATTTAATAAAAGCCTAGGTACTTTTATAGAAGGTAAATATAATAAGTACTGGAATAGAAGATGGCACAATTTTAGTATAGGAATTAATTACGTAATATTTTAAACATGGCAAAGGAATTAAATGAAGATACAACGCTAAAGCTAAGTATAAAAACATTAGCTGGTATAGCAGTACTTATATTTACGTTGGTAGGTATGTGGTTTACATTACAAGGAGATATAGCAGATGCTAAAGAATTACCTAAACCACCAGATCCTGAGATTACTCGTATGGAATACGATATGAAAGATCAATTAATAAGACAAACCATTATGTCTACTCAAGATGATGTTAGAGAAATTAAAGATCAAATGATTAGAGTAGAAGAGAAGATAGATAAATTAAGATAACTTTATGAAGAATATTTTACTTATACTATTATTTCTACCTACAATAATACTTAGCCAAGACTTCCCTGATGGTTTAACTGTTGTAGAGTTTAATGCAAGCTTTAACAAACCAAACGAGGTTCAATGGTTAACTAAGTTAACTGATTGTGAGGTAGAAAGAGTAGATATTACTACAGATTCTAGATGGGCTAGTGAGTACAAAATAGTTGTTGTACCCACTTTAGTTGTTTTTAATAATAACGAAGAAGCTAAAAGGTTTCAAGCAAATATTATGATGACTATGGAAGCCACGTTAAGAGAAGTACAAGAGTCAGTTGATGAAATAATAATGGAAGCTTTTTAATATCATGGATAAGAATAAGTTAAACGAGATTGTACAAATAACAATTTTTGCGGCAGTAATAATCTCTTTTATATTACTAGCAAACACTATTTAGAAGTAAAAGCTTTAATAAAATAAACAATAAACTCAATACCACTCTATACGGGTGGTATTATTATATAGTAACATACCGCTTTATTATGTAACTATATTAAAGTAAAATAAAGATTATGGCAGTAAATGTAAACAATGTATATCAAAAGGTTCTAGCTCTTGCTAATAAAGAGCAGAGAGGTTATATAACGCCTCAAGAATTTAATTATTTTGCCGATCAAGCTCAGCTTGGTATATTTGAAAACTATTTTTACGATGCTACAACAGCTCAACTGAGGGTTTCTAAAAGCAGCGACTATGTAGATGAAAGTGATATTTTAAAAGAGAAGCTAGATATACATCGAATAGGTTTAGCAAGTTTAACACACGTATCTAATAATAAATTTACGTTACCTTCAGATGTTTATGTTTTAGATTTTATAATTACTTATACTGGTAAAGTAGCTAATGAGGTTACTTTGAACCAATATAATACTATAGCGCTTAATAGCTTAACAGCACCTACAGACGATAGACCTATTTTTCAAAGAAGTAATGAAGGTTCTATTCTTGTTTATCCTAGTACTGCAGCTTCTGGTAGCGCGATACCTTTTGCTAGTTATTACAAAAAACCAACTGCTCCTGATTGGGGTTACGTTGTAATAAATGGTAAAGCTTTGTATAACTCTGCTACTAGCACTAATTTTGATTTACACGAGTCTGAAGAAAACAATTTAGTAATGAGAATACTAGAGCTTTCTGGTATAACTTTAAAAGATCAAGCTTTAACTGAAACAGCTTTAAGAGATCAAGCAAAAACTAAAGCTGAAAAAAATAATTAATTATGGGATTACTAGATAGCACAACTCAAAATTCATACTATAGTGGTAGTTCATTTGGCGACTATCAGTTTGTTACTCTTGATCATATTATAAGTGGTTTTACAGTTTCGTATGTTGGAGAAAGTAAATTAATAAATAAAGTTAGTAGGACTGACGTACAGTTTCATGCTATGCGAGCTATACAAGAGTTTAGCTACGATGTTTTTAGATCTTTTAAATCTCAAGAAATAGAAGTACCTAATACTTTAAAGATGATACTGCCTCAAGACTATGTTAACTATACTAAGATTACTACTAGTGGTTCTGATGGTATTCAAAGAAATTTATACCCAACAAGTAAGACTTCGAATCCTTTAGCTATAGTACAAGACACAGACGGTTCGTATACATTTAGCGGAACTTCAGATGTTAGCCCTTTTAGAGAAATTAAAATAACTTGCCCTAACAAAGCGACTCTTGAAGATGGTGCTCAATTTAGAGTCGCGCTATCATCTACCGCAGGTGAGGTTGCTTATTTTGTTTTTGATGTTGATTCTGATTTAAACGATGGTACTATACCCGCTGATTCAGCTACTGGTATTAGAGTGCCTGTAATAATAACTGGTGGTGATTCTACTTCTACTGATGTTGCGACTAAATTTAAAAATGCTATTAATCTTGGTACAGCTAGTTACTTAACAGCTACTAGTGATGGTGCCGACGTTACTATAACTTACAATAATGTACTTAGCTCTTATAGTCAAGAATATAGCGGGGTTTTTACTGGCTCAGGTGGTGCTGCTGCTGGTTTTACTTATTCAGTAATTAATGCTGGTAGCACTTCAGTTACAGATAACTTGACTCTGCAGCCTGATTCAGATACTTGGACCAACTTTAAATCACACACATCAGACTATGTTGATTCAGCAAGAGATGATTATGAAACTGACGATGAAATAATACATCAGTTTGGTAGAAGATACGGGTTAGATCCTCAGCACGCACATCAAAATGGTAGTTTTTATATAGATCAAAGAACTGGCTTTATACATTTTGGTTCTAACTTATCAGGTAGAACAATTGTATTACACTACATAAGTGATGGTTTAGGTACTAACGCTGAGATGGTTGTACATAAGTTTGCTGAAGAAGCTATTTATAAATGGATAGCTTATGGTATTTTGTCTTCAAGATCTAACATACCAGAGTACATCGTACAAAGATTTAAGAAAGAAAGATTTGCTGAAGCTAGAAAAGCTAAAATTAGATTATCTAATATTAAGATAGAAGAATTTACTCAAGTATTAAAAGGCTTAAGTAAACCTATAAAATAATAAGGATGGCAGAGATTAAAAGAACTTTTACGGCCGCTAAGATGAACAAGGATCTTGACGAAAGACTTGTACCTAACGGTCAATATAGAGATGCTATGAACATCCAGATCAGAACTACAGATGGTGATGCTGCTGGTACTGTTCAGAATATACAAGGTAATACACCTTTTATGTATGCTAATAGCTCTACTTTTGGTACTAATAAATCTAAAGTAATAGGTAGTATAGCTGATGAAAAAAATAATAAAGCTTATTTTTTAGTTGCAGCTCCAGATTTTGACGTCACCGCTACAAGTATAAGCGCACTAACTACTTGGTTTGATGAAATAGTAGAGATAGATGATCTTGGTTTTAATAAAGTAGTTGTTAGAGATTTATTTGCTATTACTACAACTAGAAGTTTAGCATCATTAGAAGCTGCCGCAGGAGGTAATAGCATAACTATAAGTTCTAGTTATAATAAATTATTTCAAGTTGGGATGAGAATACAATTGTACGCTTCAAATGGTACAGCTCTCTTAACTTCTAATACTAAAATATTAACAGTTAGTGGTACAACGGTTACTGTAGATAAAAAAATACCAACAGCTATAAATAGTGGTACTTGCTCTTTTGTTAAAGCTTGGAAGCCTAAGACTTTAGGATTTAGTCAAGAGCATAGAATAACAGGTTTAAACGTTATTGATGATTTTTTGTTTTTTACAGATGGTCAAACAGAACCTAAAAAAGTAAACATAAGAAGATGTATAGATGGTACTGAGCAGGCATCTGGAGATTTTACTAGCACACCTTCAACTAATACTAAACTTCATTTAGACCACCAAGCGGGTGGTGGATCTAAACCTATAACAGATTTTGAAAGTGATCATGAAGGTAGTCTGCTTGAAGAGCATATCACTGTAATGAGTAAAGCTCCAAGATCTGCACCTAATAT